CCAGCACCGCGATGGTGCTGGGCATTAAAAACAATAAAGCAAGATAGATCATTTGAGCTTCTCCAGCGAGGACTGAGTCTGCAGCTCCTGCTCATCCACAGCACTGTCCTTCCAGCTGAAACCATTCGCTACGCAACGAGCTCCTGGTCCTCCGGTTAACGCGTACACTTTGCCAGCCTCTGGCCGGTCCTGCTCAGGACGAGCTCTTCGTTGTTTTTCTTTTGTCATATATTTTCTCCTAGGTTAATGATTAGCGGCCACCGAAGTTTACACCGTTAGGTTACCTCCTGACGTGGCCAGGCTTATAGATAAGACATGATGGGATACATGTCAAGAGGAATTTTTTATTTTTTTTAATCTTTCTTCAAACGACCATTTCTTCTCATTTGGTAGTTCTTGTACCATAGCTTCTGCTAGCGCCAGCAGGGAATGGTTACGCTGCTCGAGCTCCTTTAGTTGCTTGTTGTGTAAACGAGACCTGTTCTCACTCCTAACGAGATCCAAAGCGTCAAAATCTATTGCCATATCATTACTCCTTTTCCATAACCGACACTACACATTTCTTTCCTGCTGTAAAGACAAAATTTTCCCATTCGCCTTCTGATGCACCCCCTGAGCTTCACCAGCGGGGGCGTAGCTTTTATTTTCAAACGAGAAACGAGGTTTGCTAATGAAACGAGAACGAGAGCTCCTGATCCCGTTACCGGGCCATGCTAACTAAGAGGTAAAAAAACTAACATGGCCGGGAAACGAGAACGAGCTCCTGCTCCTCTGCTTCGGGCTGCACCAGCTCTTTCACCAGCTGTTGCTGGACCGTTGGCCAGTGATACGGGAACGAGAACGAGGAACGAGGTTTAAGTGAACGAGGATCGGTAAACACGGACACCGGTCTGTACAGTTTAAGACATCTCTTCGAGAGGGTCTTAGCTAAGTTCTCATGGAGTATAAATACTACTCCACCAGCTTTAACATAACGGTTTATCCAAACCACTTGCCACTTATTTAGTTTAGGGTAATTAGAATCGTCTGATTTTAATTCGATCCAAAAAACACCAAACTTACTAACTCCATGAATATCAGGAATTCCATTGATTGTGCTAGATTCTATGCGTGTTAAAAAGCAATCAGTTAAACCCTTTTTAACCTTTTGCCATAATAAACTTTCTTTGTTTTTATCTGACATTTATCAACCTAACTTTTTTATTTCTTTGATTACTGAATTAGGAATTATCGTGGTATTACCAATAGCTTCAATGTCCTTACCATTGTCTGCAAATGAGTAATCTCCAAACAATCTAGTGACACCTTTAGACTGGCTTAACAGATGACCTTTGGTGATGCAAGTAGCTAAATTTGATTTCTTCAAAGCATCAAAGCTTGTCCAGGAGCTGTCCGACACGATGTCAAACCATTCTACAGAAACCATAGGATACTTATCTATCTCAGAATTTATTTTTTTAGGAACGCTAATCTTTTTTCTCATCAACCTTTACCTCTACTGATCCAACTGATGTCAACATTGGATTATGTTTTGCGTTAAACAATTTTATATATTCAGACCAACTAAGTTTGTTCAGAGTCTGGAGCTTCAATTGTTTTGGCATTGTATCCATCGATTTTTGCGGATAGCTCTTCCAATTTCTTTTCAAGTTCCTCACGTGACATACCCTCCAAACCACTGACTCTAACTTCTCTACGATCTACATAAGCGCCAGCTAATTGTCCTGATCTATATTCTGCATTGATAGCTGCTGCATATTGTTTTTCTTTTTCAGCTTTGTCAGCAATTCTTTCTAACCTTTTGAATCTTCTAAGGTTGTCACTTTCATATTTTTTAACTTCTTGTTCAAATCTTTGATCATAATATTTAGCAACATGGGGATTTAACTTTCTACTTAACAACTGCGATGCACATGACTTAGCTGTGTTTTCATTAGCAGCTTCATAGCCTGCTCTTTTGTAAGCTTCGTGTTGAGTAATATTGCCATGCTCTTGTACTAATATCTCCACAAACATTCTTTGTTTCGGAGTTAACTCGTGTACGGTTTTTAACTCGTTACGTTTCATACTATCTTATATTTCTAATATATTTTTGTAATTTTTTCTTATCCTCGGGACTTTTAGTATGTAATTGTACACCTCTTGCCATATCTTCTTTAGCAGAAGATCTAGATTTTAATGGTGCTACCTTCTGGAAATCTTTTGTTTTTTTTCCAGATAATTTTAAAAATTTTTTATATCCTTCTTTGATACCAGTAGTTAACAAACCACCTCTAAACATTTTTTTATACATAATTTTTTACCATCCTTTTTATTTTTTTTGATTGACCAGCATGAGCTTTTGAAGCTTTGCTTAATTTTTTAGCAATTGAACTTAAAACCTTTATATCTCCACCTTTTGCTTTTCTACCAATTTTATCTTTCATAAACTTTCTAACACTATCAGAAATACCTTGTTGTACCAACTTTCTTTCTTTAGCAGATATCATAGGTATCTGTAAACCTTTACCTCTTTTATCACTAGCATAAGCTTTTCCAATCAATCTTGGTCTAGGACCACCTTTTGGTAAACTTGCAGTTTTTGGAGCTTGTTGGTAAGCAGCCTTATCCATAAACTTAGTGCTTCTAATACTTCTCTTGATACTAGATTTAACCAAGTCATAGGGCACACTTTCTGTTTTTCTTTTACCTTTTTTGTATTTTCTATAGCCTCTTCTGAAAGCTTCTTTGGCTGTATGAAATATCAGATTCTTTATCATAATTTCTATTATATAGATTTTTCAAAGTAAATGAAACTACCCAAAAAACTTTTGATAGCTGCTCCACAAGACCACTTACTGTTGTTGGTGTCCCTAAGGGACACCATAGGGACACCATAGGGACACCATAAAAACATACTTAAACCATTGATATATAATAATAATTCTTCTTTAGGGACAGCAGGGACACCTCTTTTACCCCCGGGGGTACTTTTTTATTGTCAGGGGTCTAGATAATCTATATAGAGAAAATTGTTTTATAAATATAGCGGCCATTGGCAGCCTTAACTGGTTCGGTTTCCGGTGGCCGTTTTCACTTTGCACTTTGCACTTTAGAATCATTCCAGATTACCGGATAATTGAATTTGACGCACCCTCACCAACTGTGGTACATTGAGACTAATGAATTATTTCTTTATTCATTTTATTGATTCTTCGGGAGAATCTTTTTTTGCTCTCTTGATCTCTCCCGGAGTTAAATTTATTTTCCCACCATGACTAACCTAATCTTTTAAGATTTTCTTGTACAATTCTTTTTTTAATCTCTCTTCTCTCCTCTTTCGAACCTGCCTCCCGATACAGTCTGTACAGCTCTCGATAATTTAACCAGTGCTGCTGAAGTTTTGTAAATTTTATTTTGTCACTTTTAAGTAATTTAAGGTATTCTCCTCTAATCATTTCAGGATCCATTTCCGCAAACCAACACACATTTTGAAAGTCTTCTGAATTTTCAATGAACCACCTGTGGGCATCTTCCTTCCAATAAGTTTCTTTTTTAAAACCAGATGAATTTAACGCGTCCTCTAACGCTTGGACAATAATTGCCTGGAAAAGTCTATGTTCAGACAAAGGCTTAGGTTTAGTCAATTCCATAGCAAGCTTAATGCCCAAATTTTTTAATAAGCTTGGTGAGCAAGTCATCAAATTTTTTACACTCCATCAACGTATATTTCTTATAATGTTTATAAGCATGATCACGCTGCGAACGAATGATATCAATGAAAACTGTTTTTTCCCAAGCAGGCAAGGTTTCACAAAAAGTTATAGTATCCGCTATAGTCTTTTTTTCGTCTAAACCAAAAATAGCTCGTTTATTTTTCTTCGTATTCATCAGCATAACCACGATGCGGGAAAAGATATGGATTGGGATGATGCACCGTGGTTAAGCATTTCGGACAACAAGTTTTAAACCTTTAGCTTGCGCTGCAGCTTTCCGACCTGTCATCCATCTCTTCTCAATTTTATCGAGAAAAGAAAGACTGAAATTTCCTAAACCAAAGTCATTTCCACAATACAACTGAAACATCAGACTAGTTAACTCATCATAAGTTTTTTTATTTGGACACACCATTACTAGCTTGTCCAACGCCTGGTCTAATGCTTCTTCACTGCTTTTCTTAACAGCTTTACCCACAAAATATCCTTTTGTTAAAAGTTAAACTTGTGATTCGTTGTTCGGTGAAAATAAAGTGTTTTGAAAGCCCCACTTATTTCATTTAGGCTTAGGAATACGTTCTTTAGTATTAAGTGATTATAAAATTTATTGCAAGTAAAAAAAAAGGAGCCAGTCTCCCGGCTCCTTTTCGATCCCTCGGTTTAAAGGTTAACCATCCAACCTTGGATCTATTTACCGTTGAGAAGCTTTTTGCCCTCAGAGAGTAAATTCTGTTTCATGGCCTCGTAAGGTTTGCCTTCTTTTTTGGCTATTTTCCTCACTTCTTCGTCCACTAATTTTGCTATCATGCTACCAGGTCTTCTAAAACCTTGTTTACCCATAGCTCTAATGATTGTGTAAGACTCTATGTCTACAGCACACGATTTCCATCTATTGATATCCATAGTTATCTCCTATTTCTCTTGATATTCTTTTGATTCGAAAAAATCAACAAGTTTTATTTTACTTTTTTGTGTCAAACCAGAATTGTAAATTCTTTCAATAATGGACACATAGTCTCCTGTTGAAGTCCCAGATAAAAACCAAGATGATTTAGTAGCACAAGCTTTTTTAAATCTTGTAAAATCAAATTGTGGATGTTTATCCGCTACAATGTAAGCATAGACCATAGATCTTTTTAATCTACGTTTGGTATCATCCATACCCAAAAAGTATTTTCGAAGTTGCATCAGTTGGGATCCAACACGATCACAGTTCTCAATACCTCCTGCAGGAATAACAAAATCACCTTTTTTAAAATCAGTGGTAATTCTATTCCATAAAGATGCTAACTTCTGCAGCAGCACAATACATTCAGAAACATTCAATCCGTATTGATTCATTTTATTTCTACAGATTTGATAATCTCTTTTATTTCTCGCACAGTGCTGATCTAAAAAGTTTTCCATGGACCAGTTCTTACGACCTGTGTTTAGTCTTGCAACATCCAAAGGATCATCAGAGTCAATTATTATAAAAGGAACTTTTAGATCAAGTTCTTTTCTAGCTTGTAAGGTATGTTGTCCATCAATGACTTCCATGTTTTTATTTACACGAATTGGATCGTACAAATCTTTTTCAGCTATTAATTTTTTTAGCTGTTTAACATGAGTTTCATCTACAGGTCTATTACCTCTAGCTTTTTTAAACTTCGTGTAATCAGTAGTCTCGAAGTATTTATTTTTTATTGCGTTGTTCATAGTTTACCTCCTATTATTGGTTGAACAGTAAATAGCCCAAACCTGCAAAAATAAATAATAAAATTTTTGTAGGAATGATTGTTAATAAAAAAATAAAAATCATACTAAATATTAGGTTCTGCATATTCATACCCTCTTAGTTGATCTTCAATTAATTTATTAGCTATGGTTTCATTTATCGGATAAATTGGAAAGTCCTCAAAGTTCATTGAGCATTGTTCCAACATCTTCAAAATATTTTGGTATTCATCATCGGTATATTCCAATGGTTCTCCGGTGGCCGTGGTCTTAGGTAACTTATTCAGTATGCCTTTGACCTTATCCGACCAAGCTTCAAATGTTTCCGAAGCTGAAGCTTTTATCTTTTCCTTATTCATGATAACCTCTTAGTTAAGTTAATAAAAAATATATAAACATTTTAATGGGATTTGCAAGTAAATAATAAAATAGGATAATATAGGACTATGAAATACATTTTAATACTTCATCTTTGCAGCATGATCACAGGCAAATGCGTGGATCCTTTTATACCTGGATATCAGTTTAAAACTCATTACGATTGTGCAATTGCAGGCTATGCTTTATCTCAAAAAAGCTTAAAAGAGCTAGCAAATGATGAATATTATGGTCTAGATACAATAAATAGGGATAAATTAGCTATAAGATTTGAATGTAAACCCCTTGACAACGCTTAGTATTGCAATAACCACCATTTTTGATATATAATAATACATGAAGCTATATCGCGTCCAAGCAAACTATAAAAATATATATGTTGATGAGATGCTTGAGGCTGAGAACGATAAAGCCGCTCTTGAGTGTTTTGTTAAGAAGGTTGACTCAGGAGATGTAATTGAACACGAAGGTCCTGGATTTCATAATCCTGACATTTGTTTCATAACCTTCGAGGAGGTTGACCGAGATGCAACTACAAAAGTTAATATCGGAAAAGCTTCAGTTGGAGTCTCAGTGGGCACAACAAGCGTTGGCGCAGGGTAGAGTTACAACCGACATGAAGTGGATCGATATAAAGATCAAAGAACTTAGAAATAAGATCAATGATCAAAGTGTCGAAGACGCAAAAAAAGGTCTTTTTGACATCGCTAGTTAAAAAAAACTAGCATTTTTATTTTTTTCACATTATTTATCAGGCTATCTATGTCTCGAAATAAAAAATCAAACATTGTTGATGATACAATTTATCTTTTTGATTATAAAAATTATTGGATTGAAGATACTGCACAAGGACATTTAATAAAAATTTGTCATGGTGCCAACGATAGAATTTTAGAAATTGATTGCAGGTGGAAAAAAAGAAAAAGAGATAAATCAGGGAGAGTAACTAGTGACATTCGTTTGGAAACATCCAAGTAAATACAAAAAATCTACAGAAGACCAGAAGAACGAAAATGATCAGGAGTCGGAGAACAATAAGGACATGGATGAGAACCAAGAAGATCAAGATCCTCAATCTCAAGAATAATTTTTTTATTTAAACAAGTTTTGCAAAGTTTATTCTTTAGCTTCTCCCCAGGATCGTCCGAGGGCAATATCAACTTTGGAAGGTACTCTGAGGTCTTCGATTGCATTTTCCATAATCTCCTTAACAGATTTAATATCAGATTCTTCATTAATTGAGAAACATAATTCATCATGGATTTGAAGCAAGGGTTTAAATCCTGCTTTGTAACAATCTATCATAGCTTGTTTTGTTTGATCAGCTGCGGATCCTTGAATTAGTCTATTTAAAGCTTTGTAAGTAAAGGCCCTTCTGATGTTATTACCGTAGATGGCCTTAGCCTCCTCGTATACCATCGCTTTATTCATTCCGAAGGTAGCAGGCTCCCACATATCAAATCGGCATTTACGACCCTTTATTGTGCGAATAAACCCATATTTTGAGGCAGAGCTAGACACATCTGTAGCTAATTTCTTAACAAAAGGTACTCTTTCTCCGTATTGTCTTAATAAAGCTTCAGCTCTATCCTTAGAAATACCTAATTCCTTACCTAATTTTGCTTTGCCCATACCATAAAAAAGGCCTAAATTAATAGTTTTTGCCTGTGTTCTAGTTATACCAGCCATATCTGCAACTATTTGGTGAAAGTCTGCAGACTCATTTTTATAGGCTTCAATAAACTCTGCTGCACCTTCAAAATGATCATTAACAGATGCAGCATAGTGTGCAACAAGTCTAGGCTCTTGTTGTGAGTAGTCGAAACTACCCCATTGTCTACCTTCTTCTGGTAAAAACAAACTTCTAATTTTATCTCCATACTCTTTGTTCCTTGCAGGAATCTGTTGCAAGTTAGGATTAGAATATGATAAACGTCCACTTACAGTTCCACCTTGGTCAGAACGTAACTGATTTATTTCGGAATGTATTCTACCTTTGTGAACATATCTTTGAATGGAGTCTATGAATGTTGAATGAAATTTATTTATTTCTCTTGCTTCTCTTATTAGTTGCGCTATCGGGTTATCACAGTTTACTAGCCAGTTTTGCGTAAAGCTTGGTTCTTCGGTTTTCGCTGTCCGTGGATACTCCACACCCATTCGGTCAAACACTTGCGCTACCGATCTTGCAGCCCAAATATCAACATCCAAAGTAGTTTCTTTTTTTATTTTATGCAAAACCTCAGACTCTTTCTTTTTAAATTCTTTTTTTAGAACTGAAGCTTTCTCTTCATCTACTCTAATTCCTCTTCTTCGTGTTTCAATTAAAATAGGTAGCAGCTCCATCTCCATGTCCCATACATCATGTAAACTTTGTTTAGAAATTTCTGTTTTAAATCTTTCCCACAATCTTAAAGTAAGTCCTGCATCTTGTTCAGCATAGAAACCAACATAACCTGCAGGCAATCTCCATAAATCTGCTTTAGGATCAATTCCCCACTCCTTAGCTTTTTCATTTAAAAAAGTTTCATTTTTAATCTCACCTAAATAATCTTTAGCACAAGCATTTAAACTAAAACTAAATCTATTTTCATTTATCAATGCAGCAGCTATCATGGTATCTACAATTTTTCCTTTAATTTCAAAGCCATTTACTAATAACCAACCTACGTCATAGCTTGCATTATGAAAAACTTTTGTTGCAGGTAATCTTAAAATATCTTGCATCCAGGCAGTAGTGATTGCAGAGTCCATATTACCACCTGCGTCATGAGCTATTGGAAAGTACCATTGTTGACCTAGAGCTGCTACTGCAAA